ACCTGACCACCAAGCAGTTCCGCCTGTACTTCATGATGAACCCACAGCAGATCTCGATGGGTTCCAACATCGATACCTCCAACCTGACCTCGCCGTTGCAACAGGATCCCACCAACATGCAGTTCGGCGGCTACTGGGTGACCAACCAAACGGTCAGCTTCACCATCTATTTCAACCGCATGTACGAGGTGGCCTATGGCGGTGCCAAGGGGCCATCGGAAATCGGATGTCGTTGGGACATTCGCGCTCTGGAGCGACTTGTCGGGATCTTTGACGCCTCCACTAAAGGCGGGGCCAACGTGGGAGTAGGTAACTACGGGGCCGGCGGCTACCCACCCATGACCTATCCGCTCCAGGTGGTCTTCGGTGGGGCGAACTCCTACTCGTTCCAGGGCACCATCGCCTCTCTCGACTACACCTACACCCTCTTCAACTACAACATGGTCCCCATCGAGGCGTATGCCGACATCTCGGTGATGCGGATCTACCAGCCCTCCATGTCCAGCCCTGATCTCGTCAACAGCTTGCCGATGACAGCTTCGGTGGGAGGCCAGTATCTATCTTCGGTCAAGGCCACTCAGTCCACCTCGTCTGCGACCCAACAGTTCAACCTGAAGAAGGGCAGCGGATCATGATCGTCCAAGGTTCTCGGTACATGGGCCAGCCGGTTATCACGGTGCCCACCGCACCCACCGTGACGGGGATCTGGAAGGGTCAGTCCATCATTGACATCTCCCAGGACACGGCGGTAGCTGTGTTCGGTGGCCCACCCGCTGGCCCCAGTGCCTTCGCCTACTACACCGTGGTGGACGGTGACCGCTTCGACGTGATCTCCTACAAGGTCTATGGCCTTCCGGACTATTGGTGGCGCATCGCCAACGCCAACCCAGAGATCTTCTATCCGGACCTCCTTGTCACTGGCTCGATCATCAGGATCCCCACCTCGATATGACCGTCAATGTCGTCGCCCTTCCGATCTTCGATCCTGGTGGCATCGCGGCCAAGAAGACGGTCAACACCATCAAGGTGATGATGACAGAGGGTATGCACGACACCGCGGTCATCACTCTGCGAGCAGAGCCGACTAACGCTCCGGAGTTACAGCCAGGCACCCCCGTAAAGATGCAGTACGGCTGGAGTCCGGTCGACACCGATTGGTTTTTTGGCTATGTCGACCACATCGAGAACCACTATGACAAGTCTCTGCCCGATCAATCTACCTTTGAGGACGTGGTCTGCCTGGGGGCCAGCTACGCCTTGAAGGATCCCTTCACAGGGGCCTGGACGAATGTGCAGGCGTCGAGCCTGGTACAGCGTATGGCTGGGCAGTTCTTCCTGTCGACCCTGATCGAGAACGATGACTACACCTGGCCGCAGCTATCAAACCCTGGCTCGTCAGCCTGGTCGTACCTTGTGCAGCTTGCCAACAAGGTGGGCTACAGCCTGGCTTGTAACAAGACGATGCTCCGCTTCATCTCCGTTGATACCGGCGTGAAGGCTTACGGTCCCAGTATGCCGGTGTTCAAGACCAGGAACACCGCCCCCAATATCGCCTACCAAGGCATCACCTCCTTCCAGTCTGTCACGGGTGAGTCGTTCACTACCGCGGGTGCTACCAGCGCCGTCCGTACCATCGCTGGCCTTGATCTCAACTCGGGTCGGATCATCGGGGCAGTGAATGATGGTGAGGACATGACCATCCTGGGTCAGAACTCGGTGTACCCCTTCTTTAGTCAGCAGATCTCCAGCCTCGTGGTCAATAGCCAGAGCAGTGCCCATGGCACTCTGGCCGGCATGGCTGAATACAACCGGTTCAACTACAAGGCCCAGGCCACGCTGACCGGCATGACCGTGGTCAGGCAAGGCATGCCCATCGTGCTCAACGGGATCGATGCCGACAATGACGGGGTGTGGTGGGTACACGAGGTCGTTCACAAGATCTCGACAGTGGGCTACTCCATGGACACTGTCCTGGGTCGTGACTCCAAGGGTGACAGTGGCATGCGCCCGGTTCAAACCCCAGGCGTAGCCTTCTCCCCTCAGAACCCCTTGCCTTATGCCGTGGGCAATCCCCCTCCTACCAAGCTCGTGAACAATCGCTGGCGCGCCGCTTACAACTCCAATGTCAACGTCAGTTAGCCCGACTCCACTCTTTCACCCTGGCGTTTATGCAGCCAAGGTTTACGCCAACAATGACCCGCTGCACCAGCACCGGATTCAGATGTACATCCCCCAGGTCTTCGGTGTCCAGCCGGTTAAGATCTGGGCACCTCCGGTTACCCAGGTGGCCGCGGTGCCGGCAGTTGGCAGCGTGGTGTGGTGCCTGTTCCAGGGTGCCGACTCCTCCTACCCCACATACCTACCCCAGCAGTCCGGAGGCGGCGGCAGCGCCGGTCCAACGGGTCCAACCGGTCCCGTAGGTCAGCCAGGCCCTCAGGGGCCGGCAGGCCCCCCAGGAGCTACTGGAGTTACAGGAGCAGTCGGCCCGGTCGGTCCTACCGGGCCATCGGGTGGACCCCCAGGCCCCACCGGACCAGCCGGCCCTCAGGGAATACCGGGTGTCACCGGAGCGACTGGGGCCGCAGGAACCACGGGTGCCACAGGAAGCGCAGGCCCAGCCGGTCCTACCGGTGCAACTGGCCCACTTGGCGGTCCTACCGGACCCACCGGACCCATGGGGCCTCCTGGCTCCATGTACACCCAGACCCTCGTCAACCCCACCACGGCTGGCTCTCCGTACCTGATCACTCACAACCTGAACAACACCACGCCCATGGTGCAGCTATACGACGCGGTCAACGGGCGGATGCTCGACGCCGAGATCACGGTGGTGAGTGCCAACTCCATCTCGATCACCTTCAATGTCACCCCACCCGACAGTGTGACCGTGGTGGCGGCGAATGGCACCAGTGGTGGCACGGGTCCGACTGGGCCAGCCGGTCCTGCTGGCGCGACCGGTGTCGCTGGCCCCACTGGTCCCACCGGAGCTACTGGAACTCAGGGCGCTCAGGGTACTCCAGGTGTCGCCGGCCCGACTGGGCCAACGGGGGTAGCTGGAGTCACGGGGCCGGTTGGACCCGCGGGAGCGGCGGGACCGACAGGCCCGACTGGAGCGGCCTCAACGGTGCCTGGGCCTACTGGCCCCGCCGGCCCCACTGGGCCTCAAGGTCTGCCTGGGACACCCACGCCGACGAGCAACTTGCGGGCCTACCGGAATGCTGCTGGCACTATTCCCACCACCTGGAGCCAGGTTCGTTACGATGTCATCAACTGGGATACCGATAGCGCATACAACACCGGTACTGGTGCCTATACCGTTCCTAGAGCAGGTCGCTATCTAGTTGATGCTCAGATCCAGGCCCCGGCTACTGGTAACCGTCAGCAAATAGGTCTTGCTATCTACCTGAATGGCGTGATGACCGCTGACGGTGTCACTGGGTTTTCCGGTAATGCCGGTGACCAGATGTCGATTGAGATGTCCGACACCTTGACATGTGCGGTTGGCGACTCGATCACCTTCCAGGCGTATGCATCTGCCACCCTCAACGTCAGCACCGGCACCACGAACACCTATGCCACTATCGACCTCGTCGGTGGAGGTGGTCCGACCGGGGCCGCTGGTCCCACCGGGGCTACGGGTGCTACCGGTGCTGCCTCCAGTGTGCCAGGCCCCACCGGTCCTACAGGTGCAGTAGGAGCGCCCGGTCCTACAGGCCCCGCTGGTGTCACAGGTTCTGTTGGCCCTACCGGGCCTACAGGTGCAGCCTCGATAGTGCCTGGCCCTACCGGTCCTACCGGGGTCGGTGCCACAGGTCCGACTGGCGCTACTGGCGCGGCCTCCACCATCCCTGGACCGGTGGGTCCAACTGGCCCTCCTGGCATCGCCTATCACCAAACGATCACCGGCCCAACAACAGCCGGCTCCCCGTACTACATCGCCCACGGTCTCAACTCGCTCTATCCCATCGTGCAGCTATGGGACGCCACGACTGGAGGTCTGCTTCAGGCTGAGGTCGCGGTCGTAGATGCCAACACCGTGAGCGTGACGTTCCGAGTCACGCCCCCGAACAACGTCAACGTGGTGGTGGGTGCCGGCGTGGGGCAGGCAGGAGGAACGGGAGGGACTCAGACCCTTGGCTACACCTACACCCAGTCATCCGCGGCTACCACCTGGACGATCTCGCACGGTCTCTCCTTCTATCCCAATGTCACCGTGGTCGACTCCACAGGAAATGAGATCTTCCCTGGGAACGTGCAATATCCCAGTAGTTCCACGGTTCAACTGACCTTCTCGGCTGCCGTAGGCGGCTCGGCATATCTGAGTTAGGAGCTAGCCATGCCTGTCTATTACGGTGCCGTCGACCTCAGCCAGAACGAGCTTCGTAACGCCAAGGTTCAGAACCTGGGCAGCGCCCCTGCTTCTCCGACTACCGGCCAGCTTTACTACAACTCCACCCAGAACGTCCTCTACTGGTGGAACGGCACGGTCTGGATCTCGGCAGCGGGCGCGACCATATCGGCCACTACCACGACGCTGGCTATCGGCGGTGCCAACACGCCTGGTGTGTCGACACAGCCCAGTGCCGGCGACCACGCCCATGGCATGCCGGCCTTCGGTGGCACGGTGGTGGCCGAGACCAGCTATGGCCTCGCCAGCGCGCTCGGCAGTGCTACCACCCTGCCGCACTCCGATCACACCCACGGCACACCAGCCCTGACCACCAACAACCCGGTCATTCAGGCCATTGGTGATGCACAAGCGGTAGGTGTCTCGGCCTTCCCATCGCATGATGACCACCGGCACGGCATGCCAGGCTTCGCCGCCCCTACGGCACAGACCTCGTTCGGCCTGGCGACTGCCACCGGTAGCGCCGTCACCGTTCCTCACTCCGATCACGCGCACGGCACGCCCGCTCTCCCTGCCGTGAACGCCCTGGCTACCACCACCGGGGCGCTCAACATGCAGGCGTTCCAGATCAACAACATGGCCGATCCCACCAACCCCCAGGATGCGGCCACCAAGAACTACGTGGACGGTGCCATCAACGGCCTGTCCTGGAAGGCCCCCTGCGTCGCCGCCACCACGGCCAACATCGCTCTGACTGGCACGCAGACTATTGACGGCGTGGCCGTGGTGGCCGGTAACCGGGTCTTGGTCAAGAATCAGACCACGGCCTCAGGCAATGGCATCTACGTGGTGGCGGCTGGGGCCTGGGCCAGGGCTGCTGACTCCACTACTGCGGCCCAGTTGGAGAACGAGGCCACCTACATCGACCAGGGCACTACCCAGGCCGGCACGGGCTGGACGATGACCACCCCGTTGCCGATCACGGTGGGTACTACCAGCCTGACCTACGCCCAGTTCTCGGGAGCCGGCACCTACAGCGCCGGCAATGGCCTGACTCTCACTGGCAACGTCTTCGCCGTAGGGGCAGGCACGGGCATCCTGTCGACGGCGGGCCAGGTTGCTGTCGACACGACGGTGATCGCCACCCAGGCGTTCGTGAACACCGCGGTCACCGGTATGGCGAAGAAGTACGCCGGGGCCTTGAACGGCTCGGCCTCGCCTGAGACCATTACCCACAACCTCAACACCCAGGACATCACGGTCATGGTTCACAACAGCGCATCGCCCTATCAGTTCGTCCAGGTGGACTGGGCAGCCCTTAGCGTCAACACTGTGCAGATCACCTACAACCCTGCGCTTGGTGCAGGCTGGCGCGTGGTGGTGGTGGGCTAATGCCCCGCTCCTACGGCATCACTAACATCGCCCCCTACGCCGCGGCCCCGGCAGTCGGCCCAGCCGGCGACACCTACTACAACACCGGGACCAAGGGCCTGTACATCTCGGACGGCACGGCCTGGAATCAGATCCAGGCCGGGGGAGGAACAACCGGTCCCACGGGACCGGCGGGTGCAGCCGGTGCGGCGTACGTGGACGTGGCTTCGACCGCTCCACCTCCAGCTACACCCACCATCAATCCGCCCAACGGCTTGCTCTGGGTTGACACCAGTACCACGCCCTCCTGGACGACGTACCTCATTCCTGGACCCACGGGAGCCACGGGACCGACCGGAGCTACCGGTCCCTACGGTGCCGAGTTCGACGGTGGTAACCAGACCAACGTCGACAACAACACCCTGACTCGGGCCGGGGTCTACATCGGCACTGATGGCAACGGCAATGCGCCCCCGTTCCCCGCTGGTCAGTACGTGCTAGAAGTCCATGCGGTGAATGGGAACAGTGTCATCGAGCAGCGGGCCACCCATGTCAACCAGCCCAACTACATCGCCACCCGTCAGTACAGCAGTGGGGCCTGGGGGCCTTGGCGAATATCCATGCCGAATGTCAGTCGTTACAGCTGTCGGGTTTATCGTACTGCTGCCTTTACCTTCACCACAGCTAATACTCAGTACGTGATCCCTTGGGATACCAAGGCTTGGGATCCTGACAACTGTGTCAATATCAGTAATGGTACGTACACCTGTCCGGTAGCCGGTCTTTATCTGGTTCGTGCTTCGGTTTCGTACAGTGCTGGAGGTGCGCTTCAAACTGTAGTGAGGATTCTGGTGAACGGGACGATTGACACCGTTGTCATAGGATACATGGGAATCGTAAGTGCCTTTGCTATGGAGGCTGTCGCTACCTTGACCTGCAACGCAAACGACGCCATTACTACGGCAGGTCAATGCAATACCGCTAATACGGCAATGCGTGGTGGAACTTCTGAGTCGTATATGGCTGTTATCTATCTCGGACAGTTTGGAGTGGGCTGATGGCGGTTTTGAAGTACTACGACCAACCCTCTGCCACCTACGTCACCCTGCCTGGCCTGCCAGGGGCGCAGGGACCAACCGGTGCGGCTGGACCCACGGGGCCGACTGGAGCGACCGGTACCGCCAGCCAGGTCAGTTGCCGGGCGCACCGGGCTGCTGCCTACAGCATTCTAACTTCGTTGTCCCCTCTGGCCTGGGATGTCGTTGATTTGGATACCAACGGCGCTTACAACACCTCCACTGGGGCATACACGATCCCCGTGGCTGGTAGATACCGTGTCTCCGGTCAGATCATGGGGACAGTGGCCGGAACCAATCAACTCCAGGTTTCAATCTATAGAAACGGAGTGTTGTTCTGCAATCAACAGTCTGCTGCGGTTACTACTGCTCAAAACCTGTGGGCACAGGCTATCGACACTGTTAACTGTTCGGTGGGCGACACCATAACCTTCCAGGTTAACGCCACCACTCAGGTGGGATTGAACCCCAGCCCCTACAACAGCTTTATGACCATCGACCTGCTGGGCGCAGGCGTCGGCCCCACGGGTGCGGTTGGTCCGACCGGCCCCAGTGGCACCATCACCGACAGCGGCTGGCACTGGGTCAACGGTCCTGGTGAGCCGACATCATCTTCGGCAACCTATGACACTGCTGGTAACTCCTGGAGTGCGCCCAGGTTCCGACGTGATGCGGCGGGGTGCGTGTTTCTGGATGGGCTGTTTGGAGGTGTTCCAGCCGGTCCCATCACTTTTTTCACCCTTCCCCCAGGGTATCGGCCTGCTTATGAGCTTAGGTTTGAAACAACGCCAGGGGTTTACATACGGGTATTGCCCACTGGTGATGTGATCTGTGCTGCTAACTCAGTACCTGCAAGTTACAACGCCTTGAACGGCGTGACCTTCATGGCTGAGGATTACCAGTCCATCAACTGGACGTACCCCACGCCTCAGAACGGCTGGACGAACCTGGGCCAGGGCTGTGCGCCTCTCCGTTACTTCCTGGACTCTGCCGGTGACGCTCATCTGTCCGGTGTGATCACAGGAGGGGCAGCCGCCAACACCATCTTCATGACATCGTTCACTTGGGACTTCGATCAGATCTTTGCTGCGGCGTGCGCTCCTGGTAGTGGAACATCTACTTGTCGAATCGATTGTCATGCCAGTGGAGGCATCAACACCAACGGTTATATCGGTGGTGGTACGAACGCCTGGGTGTCGCTGGACGGGATCGTCATATCCAACGTCGGCGGGACGTGGTGGGCACCCGCTCTGTCGAACAGTTGGGTGAACTACGGAGGTGGTTGGGCAGGACTGGGATTCTCGATCAACAAGAACGGTGTGGTCAGTATGCGGGGGCTGGTCAGGAGTGGGACGACAACCGGGGGCACTCTTATCGCTGCGGCGGGAGCGATTCCCTATCCTCCCACTTATCAGATTCCGTTCTTTCAATCAGCTAACGCAGGTCAAGCCCGATGTGATGCCGCAACAAACGGTGGTATCACCTTCCAACAGTTCTTCAGTGGTGGAACCAATGGTTATGTGGCCGTACAGGGCCGTTGGCTCACTGAAGCATCGGAAGGATCAGGGGCCAGTCAACAGGGAGCTATTGGACCCACGGGGGCAACAGGACCGGCAGGGGCGTCCTCGCCTCTGTCTTCGTGGGTCCAGACCCTGACTGCCCCCACCGCGGTGTCTTCGCCCTACACCATCACTCATAATCTGGGCACTACCAATGTCCTGGTGCAGATGTATGACGCGGTGACCACTCAGCAAGTCCAGGCCCAGGTCAGCGTGCTGAACAATAATCAGATCCAGGTCAGCGTCGCCACCAACATGCCCAACAACGTGAATGTGGTGATCATGGGGGCACCTACTTCACCGATCTCGCTCTTTCCAGGGGATCTCGCCACCAAGGCGTACGTGGATGCTCGTACTCCCAACCTGCCGGCTCCTATCACATCAGGCTCAGGAGTCAACAGCTTCACTGACGCCCTGGGAGATGTATGGGTGGCTGCCAATGGCGTGTATAACGGAGCCTGGAAACGGGCCACTGACGTGATGCACTCCAGGGTGACCAGGAATAGTGCTTTCAACATCACCACCACTATCACCCACCTCGGCATGGATGGGGTGATCAACGACCCCTATGGAATCTACGCATCTGGTTGGACGGTCCCCATCGGTGGTGTCTGGTTGCTCGGTGGTGTTGCAGGTATGAATACCATTGCCAATGGTTGGTTCCGGTTCAGGTACTACCTGAACAGTGTTTTTCAGAGTTTTCTTGGCTTGATCAGCCTGAGTACCGCCATAGGCGGGGTTTGCAGCTTCACTTCAATGCCACTGAAACTCAATGCTGGTGATATCGTACAGATTTTTGCTGACGGTAGTGCTACTACTGCATTGCTTACTGGTGTGAACTACACCACTGCTTCGCTTGACTACCTGGGGGCAGGATGACACTTCTCGATTACGCCAACTGGGTGCCGTTGCCTGCTCCTCTGGCAGCAGCCGCACCTTTCTCTAGCTTTACTTCTCCTGATGGGGAGGTGTGGGTAGCTAAGGGTGGGATAGCCGGTGGAGCCTGGCGTCGGGCCAGGGATGTGTTGCATGTTTTCATCAGTCGGACAGGAACTGCGGCTCTTGCTGGCAATAACTCCTTAATCCCTTACGACACTGTTCAGGCTGACCCGATGGGACTCGGCATCACTAGTAACGGATTCTCTTGCCCCATTGCCGGGTCTTACCAGATACACGGTCAGTACATGTACACTTCCACTGCGGTCAATCAACCGTACTCTTTGGGTATCTGGAGAAATGGTGCTGCACAGAGACTGGGAGAGATCGCTCTGTCGAATGCTTCTGGCAATGTGGTTTGCGCCACCGTTGATGGCACCATGAGCGACTTGAGTGCCGGTGATCTCATGCAGATTTATACCAACTATTCACCGGCTATATCTGCGTCTGGCGGCGTCGCTTACACCCACATGACCGCCAGGTATATAGGAGGGCACTCATGATCACCAGCCCTCGTCCGGTAGCCCTGCAAAATAGTGGCGACATCTACCAGGAGCTTGGCCCCAACTATTCCAGCCAGGAGCTACTGGTCACGGCTGCCCTGCGGACGGCCATGATCCCTGGTGACGAGATCGTGGCTGAGGTGCGGCCACCCATCTGTCTGGAGCCATTCCCACCGCGGTACGGCTACCCGTCTTACCAGGAGCGCCAGGACAGCATCGAGGCAGTGCTCGATGTGAACCGGAGCTACCCTCCGAACCGGAGGTGGGATCTTAGTGGAGGGGTCGCGGGCTGGCAGGGTGCAGCGCGTAACGTGGGCGTTGAGGAGGTGTGGTAATGACTTTGCATGTCGGTCATGGCATTGGGGGCACGCCCCAGGGCATCGGTCCTATAGGCGACCTCGCGCCGCCGGCTCGCCCCATGCATGGCCGCGTCGTCGGCCTCATCCCCATGTTGAAGTTCGCGGGCGACGTTGTCGGCCCCCTGGCTCAGGCTCGTACCAACGCCAGGAAGAACGCCAGGGACTTCAATGACACCGAGACCACTCGCATCGAGGGCCAGGCCGGCGGCAAGACGATCCATACCGGTGGCCCCAGGGGAGGCGGTCCCAAGCCATTCAACGTGGGCATGGCCGGCGGTGGCCGAACATCCACGACAAGCGCGCAGGCGGCGGAAGACGAGGCGAGGGAGGCACGGGCCAAGCAAGCTGGCCGGGAGAACCGGGCCGCTTACACCCGCTGGATGGGCACGTCCAGGCGACCACCGCGTCAGCCCTGGGGTGGCGAGCCTGAGGCTGAGACTCCTTTCAGTGAGGAGTACGAGCCGAAGCACATGAAGAAGCCGCCCAGGAAGACCATGGACACATCCAACATGAGAGATTGGACACCCTGATGGCTGAGAACAAAGACCGCAGCATGAACGCCGAACTCATCGACGGGATGGTCGACGGGACGTACAAGCGCGTCATTATGGGCCGGTCGCTCTACCCAGACCCTGATCGCCGGCTCCAGCGGGCCGACAGGCTCGACCTGAACCATGGCTACGGGGGCTATGGCATCTGCGAGGCTCCGGAGAAGCGCACCCCAGATGGGCGCTTCACTCACGACTTGGGGTTCATCCCGCCTGAGGCGGGGCGGGTGGTTTAGATTCCACGGTTACTTGTCTGCCGGGAGTGCATGACGATTGAGCAACTCCCGCTCTATGACGGGCCTCCCCAGCTTGAGGCCAGCGACCCCCTTCTGGATAACATCGTGCGCCGGCATGTTCAGAAGCACGGTGACATGAAGACAGACAGCGCCGCCCTCCTGGTGGCGTCGGAAGACTCCTGTACCTGCCCCTCGTGCAAGGGCCGCGCCGGCAGTTTCTGGGATGTCCATCGCACTGAGGTGCTCTCGGGCCTCAAGGAGCGGTGGACAGGGTTCCATCCGGAGTTCTATGCGACGAAGGACACCTATCGGGAAGACGCCATGCGGTGCTTCAACCTGCACCGCCGGCCTCAGGGCACCGACTGCATCGACTACCGGGACGATAATCGCAAGCTGTCGGGTAGGAACTGGCCCCAGGACAAGGCGGTCTACCTCTGTGATTTCTGCCCGGTGAAGACCGCGGTGGACACAGCCATCCGGCACGCGGCTGGCATGTACAAGAGAGCGCCAGGCGAAGTTGACTGAGATGAACGGCTCGGAGCCGACGCCCCAGGAGGTCGTGACCCTCTTCCTCATCGTGATCGACCTGGATGGCTCTTCTAGAGCGATCCTGAACACCGAAGAGCGGTTCATGGCCCAGCGTCAGGCCACCCCGAAGGATGTCTACCCGGCGGTGGCGAACGTGCTGGCCGATTTCCAGGGCCTCAAGACCGCGGAGGCCATGGTCAGTTTCCAGATGCAGATGGCCCGCTCTGCCCAGGAGGCGAGTCAGGCGGCTGCCAGTCGACAGGAGGACAAGTGAGCTACGCCGACATCGCCGCCCTTGCCAAGGATGAAGCGTTCCAAGAGCGGGTCAAGGTCAGCGCCACCATCGATTGCCAGACCCATCTGGACGATCCCAACCGGGCTGACTGGTCGAACCTGGCCTACGACACTCTGCGGGGTGCGGATCATGTGATGGACACCTTCATCCGGTTCGTGGCGCAGACTACCGGTATTGCGGACGGCTATCTACCTACCATTGATCAGACGACGATCACCGACGAGGCCATCTCGACCGCGGTCGATGCGGCCTACCCCATCATCGCCAGCCTGTGGTACAACCCAGACGGCACCCCTTGGGGCGGGGCTATGCACCCACCTGTTGGGGAGGAGGTGCCGCCCATCGAGGAAGTGCCCCCTGCCATCACGTCATTTGATCCCATCAGTGGTGGGGCAGACACCCTGGTCACCATCATCGGGGTGGGCCTGACCAACACGGCCAGGGTGAACATTGGCGCTGACTGCGGCAATTTGACCGTGGTCGATGACACCCAGGTGACCTGCACCATCGCCAACCCCAGGCCCTCCAAGGGGTTCTACGACGTGATAGTCGAGATCAACGCCATCAACTACACCGCGGCCACCCAGTTCCAGATCACCTGAGAACTGTCTCTAGAGGCCCCTGTGGCCCCCTGTGACCGCCTACAGCCGACTTTGGGTAGTCCAGCCCTCTGTCCACTGGTAGGCGTCCTGGAGGGGCACTGAGGGGCTGTGATCGTGGCCGCAGTTCCACTGTCCAGACCAGCGGTCCTGGAGGCAAGGCGGCGGGGAGTCAGCCACCTGGAACTTGCGCCCTGAGGGCCGTAGCTCCTGACTAGTGACGATCCCCTTCTGAGTCGCCATCAGGTGTAGGTGAAGCTGGCTGCCTTGTAGGCGTTGCCGTTGGGTCCGGACACCGACACTCCCGTGATCCCTGGGCACTCACCAGGAGGAGCGACACAGGTGATCGAGGTGGCACTGACCACTACCACGCTGGTCGCGGCCCGCCCGCCCATGGTCACGGTGCAGCCGGCGGCGAAGCCGGTGCCAGTCAAGGTCAGGGCTGTGGCAGACCTCGTGCCTCCGGTGGCTGGGGCCACGGTGGTCAAGGTCGAAGTCGAGGCTGGCACCAGGCCCGCCACCGCGGTTAGCTGGTTGGTGACCAGGGTCTGCTCGGCGGTCCACCTGTTCTTGAACGACCCGTTGGTGCCAGTGCCAGGGTTGAGGTTGGCGGTGTTGGCAGAGCAGTCGGTGCGGTTGGCGTTGGCCGGCGGGGACGTGTTGGGAGCGTCAGGGAAGGGCACTGGGCTGATCGGCACCCCGGTGGGCTGGGTTACGGTCCCCCCAGGGGAGGTGCTGTACCCGCTGCCGTCCTGGGGAGCGGTGTTCTGATAGCGAGCTACGGGCTGTACCGGTAGCTCCTGAGGGTAGAAGTGGGTGACGAAGCTCATGGCGTGGTCCCCACGACGGTGATGTCCCGGTTGAGGTTGTCGGCGCGGCCCTGGAGCCTGGCCTGCTCGACAGCCAGGCTGGCGTTGGCAGTCGAGGTGCGGCTCACGGCTCCGGTGGGCGGTACGTCAGTGAAGGAGGACTGCCCGCCGGCCCCGTTGGTGTTGCCCACCAGGGGAGAGGAACTCCAGGTGGTCTTGGCCGGGTCCACGATGGAGATGAGGAAGGGGTTGCCAGGGGAGTTGGGCGTGCCACTGCCGGCCACGGTGTAGAGGGCGGCGGCGTTCTGATTGGCCGGCAACTCCAGGGGGTGGATCTGATACGGACCCTGGTAGGGCGCGGCCATCAGGCGTTGGCTTTCTCAGCCGCCTTGGCAGCCTTCTCTTCCTCCCGCTTGGCCTTGGCCTCAGCCTGCTTGGCCGCGTGCTCGTGGAAGTCACTGCTGCCACCTTCCAGGCGAGGATCGTCGCTGATGTCAGCTACGACCTCCTGGACGTTGTCCTGGTGCTCCTGGATGGCTGCCTCTGCCTGGGCCTTGCGCTCGTCGGAGATCGGGGCGTCAGGGTCGACGGCCACGTTCCCGGTGGCGACGATGGCGCTGGCTGCCGCGGTGTTTGCCGGTAGCTCATAGGGGGAGATGACTTGCTTGTAGGGGTCGACATACTCGGGCTGAGGCGGGGGAGTTTCCGCTTGCTGCTCTACCTCGGCCTCAGCCTGGTGGGTCGTCCTGCGATGGGGTGCGTGCTCTTGGTCGTCTGCCATGCCCTAAGTCTTACCCACCGCCTCCTGCTCCCCTGTGTCACTCGATGCCCAAGGGTCTTCGGTGGCCGTCCCGAAAATCATGGCCGGCGTGGTCTCCAAAAATGGCTGCATCATGCAGGACTGATGGATCTTGGCCCTGACGAGGCCCTGGGGCAGGGGGACGTGGCCCACCCAGTCTAGGGTGAGGGGCCAGTTCACCCCAGGAGTGAGCACCAGGGCACCCAGGTGCTTGATGCAGGATCTGGCCGGCGGTTCGGGCCGGCGGTCGATCAGGTAGGCATCCGGCCAGTCACATGGCTCTCGCCAGTCGCACACTACGCTTGACTCTATGCCAGAACTCGCGGCTGCCCCAGAGCTACTTGGTGCCGGCGCTGAGGGTGCCGGTGCTGGCGGGATGGGCGAGATGGGAGGCATGGACTTCAACGACATGCCCTTCCAGAAAATCGCTGGTCAGATGGGCGGCAAGCTCGTCCACGCGGCCATGGGAGCCATCGGTACCCACGGTGGTGACCAGGAGACCGCCAACATCGGGCCTGTCGGCAAGATCACCTGACGCGAAGCGGCCCCCCGAAGGGGGCCACTTGCATGGCTACACATGGCTACCACACCATGACCGCAGCGAACCGTCCCGAAAGGAGGATGGATCCCGGTGATGTCAGAGTACCAGATTTTTTGGCTAGGCAAGTCGTATGGGGCTGAGCAGGTGGGGCTAGGCCAGTCGGTTAGGATGCTTGCCGCGCAAGCACCCGGCGGGGGATCGTGACCTCAGTACCGTCAGCCTTGCGACGAATGTGCTCGTTGACCACGACCTGGCCGCTCTTCAAGTTGTACCTCTCCATGAACTCCTGGAGGCAGCGGCGAGCCAGGGTCTGCTGGACGTACTGGTAGGGCCAGTCGTTGAGATCTCGTGAGATCTCCATGATCCCCATACCGCCCAGGAACATCTCAACGATGACCTCGTCGCGGATCTGATTCTCGTCCCACTTGGACAAGGGCGTGTCGGAGCAGTCTTCGCTACACCAAAACACGAACCGTCCTATGCGGCGACGCCAGCCCATGAACGCACCGCAGCAGCGGCAGCGCATCTCCTGGAGTTCCTCACCGTCCTGCGAGGTGCGGGTCTCGGGCATCAGCTTGCCTTCCTGAGGGCGGCGATGACCTCATCCAGGTAGCTGGCTGGGAACACTGCACCGGACATGTTCTGCCCGGTGGGGATCAGGTTGATGCCCACTCTGATGTAGTCATCAGAGGTGCCAGTCGGGATGCGGGTGATCCTGACCTCTCTGTTGTCGCCCAGCTTGACCCGGCTCACGATCTTGGGCGGGCGGATCGTCCGGACAGGGGTCTTCTTACTTTCTGACATGGTAAACGCGGTCTTTCTCTATCAGTTGGAGGTGGTCTGGGCCTTTGATGTGAGCCGACACAGTGGTCTCACGGTAGTTGCCGTGCTTGTCAATCCAGCGGCGCTTGTGCTCTCGCACTCGCCAGCGGTGGCTCCAGATGACAGTCTGGGGGACGTGGTCTGGATCAGTGTGTTGGGGTGGCCGGTCGACGGGCCGTAGCTCCACGACAGTCACCTCTGACAGCGGACTGTTGGCCCGCTTGAGCCGCTTCCGCATGGGCCGGTCAGCCGGCATGCGGAAGGGGATCTGCTCCTGCACGAACTCCCAGAGGGAGAGCAGGAAGGCGTTGAATCGGTTGAGGGAGAAGGCGTAGCTCTCCCGGTGTCGGTCGTAGTCTTCCCTGGCTCCTGGCAACTGGCCGGCGTCGCCATGGAACTCCACCGTTTCGGCGGTGCTGCCGATGTCCTCGATGGTCAGGTTCTGAACCTTGGTTCCCCACTCCCACTGGGTGATGTGCAGGAGGGGCAGCCCTCCGGTGAGGTTGACCACCTCTTCCTTGCTCGACTGGGCGTACTCCTTCTGATTGACCTCATCCAGTTCGTCGTAGGCATCGGAGAACTCGGAGATGATTACTGCTCCCCGCTCTTCGGACCAAAGGATGGCCTTGATCGAAGTCACCTTGCCGCGGGCGTCGAGGATGTGCAGCGGTCGCTCCAGGTAGATGAAACCGCGGGGGCAGGGGAGATCCTGGGGGAGGATTACCTCGTGCTCGTGGGCCTCGTAGGCGTCGGTGAAGTCCCAGAGGCGGGAGATGATCTCCCGTCGCACGTAGAAAGTCTCGGCGCTGTCGAGCCGGCTGGTCAGGTACTTGTCGACCTTCCACGGCTTGCCTCGCCGCCCGGTCTGGGGGTCGTAGTCCCGCATGTGAGCGTGCTTGTCGACCATGCCCTGGAAGGTATGGATGAACCCACCGCGGTATTGGCTGCGCTCCCACCAGCGACAGAGCTTGACCTGTTCCTCCAGGACATCGATAGGTCTATACACCGTACTCATCGTCGCCCCCTGTAGTGTCTGAGGGCAGCCAGGATGATCCCGGTGGAGAAGCCGATGACGGCTACGATGATGGCGGTGTCGCTCACGACGCCTCCCTCTCCTGGGCATTCAAGGTGTCGCGGCAGAGCTTGGCTTCCCTGTAGTTCATGAAGAAGTCGTCGTACTGCTCTTCACCTCTCATGAGGAACCAGCAGGTATAGAAGTGGATCTCGCCACCAGGGCAGAGGTAGCCCTTCGCGCCTGTGTCAATGGCCCAGCGGCGCTCGTTGCATTCCTCTCGATGGTGCTGAGCATTGCGCCCCAGGCGTACCGGGTGCGGGTTCTCACACCATGTCTGATTGTCGTCGTCCCGATGGATCTCCCAGAGGTTGCTCACGGCCACACCGCCTGGGGGCGAGCCTCGATCAGCTTGAGGCGGTCCTTGTCGAAGGGCACCCACACCGGCTGGCCGGTGCGCTCGCACTCTTCCAGCACCCGGTAGTAGCGGTCGTACTGCCGGCGGAAGTAGCTCCGCTTGACGAGGTACCACACCGCCAGGAAGGGCAGGATCAGGATGGTGAAGACCCAGGTGACCCCGGTGAAGAGGGGGCCGATGGCGCTATTGACCAGGAAGCTGGGGTACCACTGCTCCCAGCGGACCTTGGCCTCGTACATGAGGCCCTGGGCACCCCAGGGGTCCATGTAGCGGCCCAGGACGGCCTTGCCGTTGATCTGGCGGTAGGAGGGAGCGGGCGGGTCCATGTCCCCCCGCACGTCCAGCCAGTAGTCCTGGCTGGAGTGGAGGAAGTCCCGGTACAGGTCTTGTGGTAGTTGCTGCTTTGCCATGTCTCTAAGGTATCACATCTCGACAGGTATACGTGAGCATTTCTA